TTAGCTCATCATAAATATAACTTTGTTGTTCTTTTAAAATATTAATTGATTCCTCACTAACGTATATATCAAACTCTTTTAATAATGAAATACCGGCATTTATACTGCCTTGACCTTTTACAGCTGGTTTGGCCCATATACTCATTTGCCTTAGTTCCTCAATACTTTTTGGTTCAGCACTATCACAATACATCAGCATATCATCTAGCTTTAGTTCTTTTATAAACTCAGCAATATCTCTGTTTGTCATTCCCTTTTTATAAATAAGCTCATGAATGTATAAACTGTTATTATGTTTGCCCACTTTTACAATAGCTAAATTGTCCTGGGAAAATCCAAAATCACATCCTAGCACTTCATCATCTAATTGTGGAAAATCTTTATGTGGTATGTAATTCCAGTTTTTGAATATTTGCTTTTCACTAAATACAGCTCTTTGGCCCTCACCATATACTCGCCAATAGTCAGGATCTCGTTCTTTAATCCTTTCAATTTCATCAACTAACTCTTTAGGTAAAAACTTATTATCTTTATATGTTGAGATAAATAAGTTAGCATCATCCCTTTCGGCTAGATCATAAAGATAATGAACTGGATCTGATGGGTTAAAATCAATTAATATTTTTTTCCTGGTTCGCATAACTAATTGCTGATAATCTTCAAAAAATAATTCATTGCCCTCATTGATCCATAATATGTCTCTGGCACTTCCTCTTATCTTTTGTGCATCATCAGCTGAAAACATCTCCAAAGTATGCCCATTAAATTCAAATGTATTTTCCGACTTGTTATGCACGCCATTCCAATATATACCTAATTCCTTAGAAATATGCAGAAAGTCCCTTAAAACCGATCTTTTGAGTGCTGGGAGTGTTTTTCTGACTATGCTTATTGTCAATGGCTGTTTTTCAGTAGTCATTAAATACAAACAGTATTGCATCAAGCTCCAACTTTTCCCACTTCGCGTTCCCCCTTGCCATATATTTAATCTGGCTTTGGTATTTACAGCTTCATAAAATTGTTTGTTGCAATATTCTGTTACTTTTTGTCTTTGGCCGGTGTCCATTCAATTAGTTTGCTTTCAATAGAGCTATCATGTTGTATTTCTTGTCTTTCAACATAACCTCTTTTTTTCCCTTTAGTTTTTAATAGAAATATTGTTGCTGTTGTATTCCCATCTTGAATTTGCTTATGTAATTGGCTTTCAGCAAAATCTAATGTAATATCCTCAATGGATTTAACCTCTGCTGCATACTTAGGATCTTTCTTTAACCAATTATAATGTGTTTGCCTATCAATGCCTACTTGCTTAACAGCTGTTGTAACAACTGATAAACTTTTTTCCAATGCTTTGAGCATTAATCTTTTTTTATGTGTCGAAACTTGTCTATTTGCCATTTAACAAAATTACATAAAAAAAAGGGAGTTGTGAAACCCCCTTTAATTACCTAATGCCAATAGAATTAACCTGGCTTTTTATATTAGGTTTTATTTTATTAAACTCAAACCAAGTTCATTAGCAACATAGTTAATGTGTTTTTGAGTTGTTGTACTCCAGTAACCTAGTTGATATAATTTATTGCCTTTAATCTCAGCTACCTTAGTGTAATAAGAATATATGTCGTTTCCATTCTTAAAAAGATTCTGAGTATATTTTGCGAAATATTCTTTTTTATAGTAATGGTTAGTATTAGATTTGAATGGTATCATATTAGTAAGCATATTTTTCGTTTATTTCTTCTAATTTATCTTGAGCTTCATTAATAGTTTCAAAAAAAGTTTCTTCACCTGAATCGAAATCAGTAACAAGATATTCAACATCTTGACCAAAAGAACTAACAAGAGTAATGTTGTTTTCTAAAGCTATATATACATAGCCAGAATTTTGATTGAAACCTACTTCAAAAATATCTTCTCTCGAACAATTTTCTGAGTATGATTCCCATAATTTAGATAATGATTTTGCTTCTAAGTAAGCTGGATTTTCAAGGTTAACGTAATTCATAATTGTAATGTTTTAAATTCAATACAAATATAAAAGAATTTTTTTAATTACAAAAATTTTTTTTACTTTTTTTTTAGTTTACTCTATACCTTTAAATGCTTTTAGAGGGTAAAAAACTAAAGTATTTCTATATCCATCTTCAAAAGTTGGTATAATTGGCGTTACACCATGCACATTTCGCCATGCTGGATATACTAACATTGAGTTATCAGCGCTATTTACAGTAGCACCATAATCTGGTACAGTAGTATGACCACCAGTTGAGTTTTTTCTTTTTGCTATGATAACATTAGCACACCCTACTAGGTTACCAGCATCTCTATGAAAAGGTGCTGGGATATTGTAATTTGAAATACTACTAGTAAATAAGTTTCCAAACCTCCATTTTTTGCTAACATTTTCTGATATAATCTTTTTTTGTTCTACATATAAATCAGGTGTGATTTCTTTTATAATTTTTTCACTTTCTAAGCATAACAATAACATAGCTTTTATAAAAGTTTGTGCTGTTTTAACATTGTGTACACTACTAATAGTAGCATATGGTCGCCTCATGTGTGGCTTAGGTGGCACACTACCTATAATAGTTGAATATTGCAAAACCTCTTTGTCTTCGTTACCATCACCAAACCCACTCGATCTTTTCATTACACTTTTTGGAACTCTTTTAGATCTTAATTCCTTATCAGCTATATCAGCTAGTTGGGCCGCTTTTTGAAAGTTTTTAGATAAATCAGCTATATAAAATCCTATTGGCTTACCCTCAAAATAAAAAATACTATCCTCAGTAACATTTGGCTCAATAGTGCCACATATATCACCTACTTTAACATCGTGTTCAATTTGTTTTAAATCTACTTTTTTCATTTTCTAATTTTTCTATTAATAATTTACCAACATATATTTTATTCTCTCTAAACTCTTTCACTAAGTCAAAAGCTCTTTGATAATCTTCAAGATCAAAAGGTATCTGTAATGCTTTTTTTACATTACCAGTCATCTCATCAAGCTCACCTCCTAAATCAATGTCATCAAGTATTGAGTAATCTGGGTTTTTGTCAAACTCAGGTAAGTTTAAACCCCAGTCATTAAGTAACTCAGTATTCCACTCATTAGCTAACATATCAAAATCCCAATCACCAAAGCCAACATTATCTTTAATAATAAATTCTCTTTTTTGTTTTTCTGACCAACCCTCAGCTGTATCAATCCAAACTTGTTTAATACCAGCCGATTCACACGCTTTTAATCTCATATTGCCACCTAAGACAACCATTTTTTCATCTACTATGATTGGTCGCTTTTCCAACATTTCTGGAAATTCTTTGATTGATTTAACTAATTTTTTAAACTTGCCATCTCTAATGTATCTAGGATTATTAGGGTTCGGCTTAATTTTTTTTATACTAATTTTTTGTACCATGTTTGCTTTTTTTGTTATACAAATATAAATATAAATCCCATATTTTATCACTTGCATCTTTTTGATATGCATAAGTTTTAGGAGATCTAATTAATTGGCCATCATCATTTATTTCAACATAGCATTTTTTTTTGCCCTTAATAGGAACTATATATACTTTTATATTATTTTCTAAACACCAGGATTGTGCTTTTAAGTATTTATTCATGTTAAAACATTCTTATTTGAGATTTGTGTTGTTCTATTCTTTTTATTGCAGCTTCATAGTAATCTTTGTCAATTTCATAACCAGTTAAATCATAACCTAAATTATGACAAGCAATAGCTATGCTACCACTACCCAAATGTGTATCTAATATTTTATCTCCTTTTTTAGCATAATTCATTAATAGCCATTCATAAAGTTGTATTGGTTTTTCTGTTGGATGTATTCTTGGTGTTCCATTATTTGCGTGTGCACCTAACCAAAATTTAGTGTATATTTTAGCATTTGCATCTATATTAGTGAGTGCAAGTTCACAATCTGCATAACTATTATCGCCTGTTTTTTTATCCCATACTATATAACACCTTGAAGCTTCTAATAAATTACTAAAATAATTACCACCCCAAATTATATATTTTTTACTTATTCTTTTTAATTCTTTAAAATATTGAATACTTGGTGCTATATCCCAATCATTATCTTTATAAAATTTTTCAGCATTTTTATTAGCAGTTTTTCTATTTATAAACTTTTTACTTCCTGCACCAATACCATAAGGAGGATCAACAATAGCTAAGTCAAACTGATTATCTGACATTTCTTTCATAGCTTCTAAACAATCTTGATTATATATTTTCATTCTGTGCCGGATATTATATCTTTTTTATTAGAATCCTCAACAAGCATTGCAAACCCTAAGAGTAGATAATTTAAAGCATCTGCATAACGACTATCTATTGGCTCAGCTTGATGCATACTGGGATCACCAGCATGGCTTAAAATGGCTTGTATATGCTTATTAAAGAACACCGCCCAAACTTCCATAGGTTGTATTCCAATACTTTTAGATGTTTGTTTAAAATTGTTTAATACATCAATACTTTTGTTTGTGTATTCTGGCTGCTTAGCATCCATTATATCTTGAGCTTTGTCTAAGATATATCTTGTAGTTTCTTCAAATTCTTTTTGATTCATAATTTAATTTTTAAAATGGAACATTATCTTTTATTACT